TACCAATGAAATGAAACTGATCCAATTCTCCAGCGCCACCACCAATCGACCATTGGCAGGCGATAACAAGCAATTCTTCTTGTCCACCAAACTCTTGAACCCACGATAGTTTCACTGGCTTCTCTGCTACCCCACCCTTCTCTGAGCGGACATGAGACCTTGCCTCTTGGCATGACCACTTCTCTTTCCTCGCCTGATCAACGAGTTGCAACACTTTCCGATTGTTCTCTTGCTCGTCATCTGAAAACTTTGCTGTAGCAATTTCCACTGCTACTGTTGGAGAAATCTCGTTGCGAAGGTGTGCTGGAATCCTTGCCGCCGCTCGATGCCAATTGCTTACATGGCTATACGATAGCTTGAGACTTGCCGCGATTTGTGTGAGAACATTCTCATGCCCAGTAGCATAAAGATAACGGATGCCATCACCTGCAAGCCACATTCCTTTGGATGACATATCAACACCCATTCCGATAGCCGCAGCATAATCCTCTGGTGTGGGGATAACCCCTTCCTTTGGACGGAATTGTGTCATAAACTCACCGAAATCGTAGCGTTCAGACAGCTTGGAATATCCGTTATCCAATCGTGTATTCAATGCCGCATTGAGAATTGACTCTTCAGTTCCAACCTCAAGTTCTTGTTTAACAATAGTCATCTTCAATTCTTTAGCGTCGATGTCGCCTCGATCAAATGCAATGATGGCGCAAGCCTCTTCAAGTAATGCAAAGTGATTGTTTGGAGCATCTTCTTCAAGTTCATCCTCTCTTTCGCAGATAGAAATCAACTTGAGTGCTGTCTTGATGTCGGTTTTATGCTTTCCAGAAAGCATTTCCGCGAGTTGCTGGCGAGTGATGATTCCCTTTGGGGTAGAGAATGAACCCTTGAGTGTGTGTTTCATTGCGAATGCTTATTCAGCATCTTCCATGCCAAGTTCTTTGGCGATGATCCTCGCCGCTTCAGTTGACATCGAGCGCCCATTTTTTGTTGAGCGTTTTTTAAGTTCTTTTTTTACCTTGTCGGGAAGGATAACTCCTAAGACCGGATACTTTTTCATATTTTAAAAAGGTTTGGGGAGGCGGGGGAATGCAAAAACCCCACCTCCCCGCGCCATGCATACCAAATTAGAAATCCTGATTTAGATCAGTATCCTTTGAAGTATCTTTCGCGTAAGGCACTGAAACCTTCAGAGAAAGGAATTGCTTTCCAGCCTGACTGGTGCGGTTCCAAGCTGCAATTTCCCAGTCTTTTCCATCGACATTGATTTTGCCTTTGAAGTCTGGTTGCTTTTCGCTCTTCTTGACATTAGTGAAGAGAGCGCCTGAGTTTGTGTTATCGTATTCCGGCATTATGTATTAAGGTTTGACAAGAGCTACCCATTCACGGACGACTCCTATCGTTGTTGTTAGTTCGCCCAAGAATTTTTGGGCAGTTGCTTCTTTCATAAGAAAGAAATCTGTTGCGTTTACTGGGATTGTTCCAGCGTGACGAAGTGCCGCCATAAAATCGTTTTGTGTGATGCCAGCTTCCATTAGCTTTTGGAAGAGTTGCTGGTGTCCTTCGCCGTTAAACTTGGACTTCTCTTCAGGTTCCCTTGCTGGTTCCGCAGGCTTGACTGCTTTCGCTTTGGGTGTCTCCACCTTCGCTACGGGTTTCGGTGGAGCAGTACGACCCATTGCAACTTCTCCATCATCGTCATCTGGGCAAATCATAGTGACTGCCTGGAGTGCGTAGCGACGAGCATAGCTAATGAGCGAGCCGATGCCTTGCGGGTCATCCTTTACTGGCTTCATGTATGTCCGGCTACGAATCCACTGACCAGATGAGTGCATCAGTTGTGTTTCGACATAGTATCCACGCTCATCATGTGATGGCATCTGGACTACGCTCAACTGGTGCTTGGACAGAATAGGACGAGTAGCTTCCCATACAGCAGCCAACGATGCGTAGTTGGATTTGAAGTATGGATTCGCTGAATCCTTTGTTACGGTTCCTACTTCGGCCTGCGCTTTTGCTAATGCGGCTGCAAGCTCGCCGATGTTTTCGCTTTGTGTGTTCATGCGGCTTTTATTATATTTGCTTTTCCGATGCGGTCAATAAAAAGTTTTCTTTTTTTTTAGATTTTCCCACTTGGAGGAACATAGCCATTTGCAAACTGCCAGTACTTACAGACATGTGTAAACGCTTCGTAATTTTCTGCGAGTGTCTTCTCATCATACCATGCCTCACCAATTCGCCCAGGTTCTGTTGTTGATATGTAAAGATTCACCCCACGGGTTGCCTTTGCGACATGAGCATAAGCTGCAATCTGCATTGGCTCTTTCGACCAAGGCTTGACTTCGTATTCCGGTTTGGTCTTCCGGCTCTTGTAGTCCAAGACATACAGCACACCATCTTTCTCAATGAGCGCGTCTGTAGTTCCAGCATAGCCAACCTCCGGGTTAACCAGGCGAAGCTCATGCTGGAGGAACTTGACTCGATTATGATCCACCCACTTCTTAACCGGCGCGACATACTCTTCCATGATTGGATCGTATGATTGACCTTGGAAGTGTAACTCAAGTGCCTTGTGGATTTGTGTTCCAAGATCAGCTGCATCCTCCACTTGCTTGAAGGCATCCGTCATAATACGCGAGCAATAATCTTCATCGCTTTCGCCTTCGTTACGAGGAAGTGTGAGGCTTGCCATTAGAACCTGTTGTTGCTTCCACTTATCAAGCTCTGGAGCAGCGAGGCATTTGAAGATTGTTGTTACTGACGGCAGCAAACCAAGTGATTTTGCGTCTCGGAGCGTTGTGTGACGCATTCCGCCTTTTGATTTGTTTGGAACCTCAAAGACTGCTTTGCCTGTGAGGTCGTAGTAGTGTCCTGATTCTTTCATGTGTGTGTTATTTTGTGTGTTGATTGCAGAGTGGGCAGATTGTGAAGTCCGGCTTGGATGCCCGTTGCCAAGCGGAAATTGTGCATCCGAATGCGAATGCGATTAAGATCATAATTAGAAATTCTCTCATTTCAAAAAGAGGTGGAGGATTGAAACCTTCAGTTCATTCCAGACAAATTGAGCGACATAGTATTCGCGTTTGATGTAAAGCCAAGCGAGCTTTAGGTGATACATGGGATTGATATTGTAACACTAAAACTCTACGGGTCTATCAGAAAATTCGATCCACCAACGAGTGTCCATTGATGGGAGGTAATCGCACCATTCCTCCGGTCTGTTCGTTGCAACCCAAGTTTTGAATGCCTCACGCTCTCCACGCTCTTCACAGATGTCATACCAGTTGCGCTTCTTTTGCGCGAGGTTGGCGTTAGAGTGTGTTTTATATGTGTTCTGGTGTGATGGTATTGATTGTGGCGTTTCGTCCTCCCAGCGCCTTCCGTTTAGCCATGTCGCAGGGTGAGGAATAAACTGAGGATCAGTCCAGAGCTTCATTTGTTTCTGAAGTGCTGGCATTACTTCGGCAAGGACACACTTCTGTTTCTTCCATGCTTTTTCGGCGTTTGTCTTGGAAACCTTGCGAGGGTAGGTGGAGTAGAAAGTTTCAAATTCACCATCATTGCTTTGTTCTTCTTTAGTTCTTTCTTCTCTATTTATGTATTTAGTAGTTACGGGTTTCCCCGATTCGGGATTTTCCGTATACGGGTTTGCCGTATGCGGGGTTCTATTGAAGGGACAATCTAATTGAGGGGCATCGTAAATAAAATACTCCCAACCACCTGGTTCTGTTCCAGACCTCGGCCTTCTCCAGATGTAATTTGCTTCTATAAGCTCTTGTATTCCGTTGTATACACTATCACGTCCATCAGATGAAATTGTGGACAAGTGCGACACATGAAGCTCCCAGTCGGATGGCAACGACAATAGATATGTCAGGATTCCCTTTGACTTAAAGGAAAGTGTTGATGAATGCAGGAACTCATTTGGAACAACAGTAAAGTTACTTGTTCTCTTTTGGCGAAAGATATTCTTACTCATTTATCCCACGCCTCAGATTCATAGTTTACTTTGATGTTCCTCGTTAAACCAACAGAAGAAATGTCGTCAATCTTTACAAGATTCAAAAATATCAAAATCTTAATCGCGTTTTCTATTTGAGTTTCTGAGTTGTTAAAAACATCTGCCATATGGTGACTATCTGCCTCGCATCCGTTGTGGCAATTTTCAATGTATGCTAAAACCATTCTTTGGATCGGGGTTAAAATGCGAATCTTCAAAACCAATGGGCTAACCATAACTCCACCATTGGTATCAAGCGGACAATTTTTGTATTTCATATTTATATAAGGGGCCATCCCCCGCCACGGCGAAAAACCGATTGAATGTCGGGTGAGAATATTTCCGTGACGGAGGGATGATATATTGTTGTTTCGATTTAATTTTTCGTTGCATCCGTTCTCACGCGAATGGCTGTATTCCTACAGCGGATTGAACACTACACTGCCTATGTGTAGAGTCAACTATTGTTTAACAATATTTAGGAGTTCCCGTTTTATGTGGTTACGGGAATGGCTACTTACTTACCAGATGCAGACCCGCCAAGGTTTGAACACCCGCCACATTGCCACATTATTGCTCCGAAATATTAAAGCTCGTATCCTCCTTTGTCGTCTCGCAGTATTGCGTAAACCTCCATTAACTTTGCTGTGGCTTGGTCTACCCAATCCATGCAAGCTGCGCGATCTGGTTTTTTGTAATCCGAAATCGCAAGAATAATATCAGTCTTTGCAGACTGGAGTGCAAGCCAAACCTTCTGTTCGTTTGTCATTTGAGTTTGTTGAATAGAGTTATGAATGCTTTTGTTGCTGTTGCCGGAACCACACCATTACCTAGCAAGCGCAGTTCATCCGTGCGATTCTCACACTTCACCATCCACTCATAAATTTCTTCCAGTTCTGAATCACAGAGGCTGGACATGACGGGCATACCCACCCCAACGGAAGATTCATAAGCATCTCCACCCACCTCGCATTCAATTTTGCTGAACTCGGACTCATCGTTCCCGCCTCCTGTATCGATTGGCTCTTGAGTGGAAGTTGAAGGCTCACGCCCTTCTCTGCTTGGAATGCAGCTCTCTTCTCCCATTGCTCTCTGTTCTCCCCATCCTTGAAGTCGAACGCACTCGGAGTCGCCCACTTCTTGGCTTGCCCGCAAAGCGTGTCCTCCTCTTTTCCAGCTGCAAGACGAGCTTTGTTCATCTCCAAGTCCGCTGAATCCCTGCTGCGAGGAGTCGCCCATTGTTTCGGGGTAGCTCCGACTTGGTTCTGAAGATAAACCTGTGTTGATGTATTCTGATTCTTCGCTTCCGCTACAGATGGTGTCCTCCATTGTTCTTGCTTGATTGCTGCAATGTGAAGTAGGTTGGTGTGATTCCCGTCCTTGGATTGGAATGGGGTTATCCCTCCCTGCTTTCCGTCCTGCATCGTTGGTGTCGGCCATGACTCTTGCTTCAAACCCTTCCACCTTTTTCCAGAACGAATCAACGATATGGTTTGTTGGCATACATTCATACTCTTCGCTATTACTGACTGCGATTCCGTTGATTGTAGTATCTCCTCTACTTGGTCTGTATTGAGCTTCGCCATTGGATTGGATTCTCCTTTCGTGCAATTTAGGCCCATCATTTGAGCATGGCGGTTGTTCTCTGCTGCTGTCACATATTCCAGATTCCAAACGCAATTGTTCAATTTGTTCCCGTCTATATGATTGATCACCAATCCGCTCGGTCTTTCCCCAAGAAACAGCATCGCAACCAAAATGTGGATCGTTACTTTTTTCTGTTTTCCTTCGTGTCTCAAGCTTGCATTCAGATATCCCGTGTCCTTGATTGTTAATGTCATCTCTCTCCAATCCCCACTCGCCTTGGACTGCATTCTTCCGTGATTGCTGACTTGATATTTGTCGCCCCAACCAGGAACCATTTTCCATTTTTCCAGTAGTTCTGGGTGGTTCCCAGGCGTATTGTTGTTGCCCTGGGCGGCTTGGCCATACTTGGTCATGGCATGGTGCAGGCTGACTCCGTGGAACCCTCCCTGCTCCAGATTGTTGTCCTTGCGAAGCACTTCCCCATCCCTGTGGTTCGATGTGTCCGGTGTCGGCCAGTTGGATTGGCCATGCTGTTGCAATTTTACCGCTCCCGGTAGTCCCGTCCTGTGATCCAAAGGATTGAAGTCCCCGCGCTTCTCTGGGTCGTTTGCTTCCGGCGTCGGCCAATTCGCCGCATCCTTCACTACCGCAGTCGTCAGCGATTCCTGCGAACCCTTCATGCCCCGCGAGCGATCTTGAAAGCCCTGACGCACCTCGCTGGCACAGACTGTCGGCCAGTTCTTCTGCTCCTCGTTGATCGCTGCCACATGCAGCAAGTTCGTGTGGTTGCCACCCTTGGCTTGAAATGGCGTGATGCCACCCTGCTTGCCATCCTGCATCGTTGCGGTATGCCAAGATGAAGACCCGCTTGCGCTGGTGCGGTGCGCCGACTTCAGCCGCAGAGAATATGCCTGCCTCAACTTTGTAATGTAGGCTTTCCAGTCTCTCGATACAATGCCCGAAGACGCTTGATCCGTCTGGCATTCTTGCGGAGAGGAGTCCTTCGACATTCTCTGCGAAGAGCATTCCGGGGCGAAGAATGGAAATTCCGTCTGCGATGATGTCGAAGAGCCATCGCTCGTCTTCTGTGGCTTTTCGCTTTCCGGCGCAGGAGACGGGCTGGCAAGGCCAACCGAAGGACAGAATCCCTCCAGCCATGTATGGAGCGTAGTCTGCCCATGGGAAATTTGTGACATCTGTGAAAACAGGGGCCGCATCCAGAAGTCCGCTTTCCATTTTCGCAACCAAGTTTGCGATGGCGAATGCTTCCCTCTCGCAGTAAGCGACACAGCGAAGATTTGGGATACAGCGGTGCAGTCCAATTCCGATTCCTTCATAGCCGGAACAAAGACTGATGTAAGGGATGATGGGATTATTGCTATGCATGGTTTCATTTGTTTCTATTTTTTGTGTGTTGGTTTCCCCTAAATCCGTGCAATTTTGTATGCTCTGATTTAGGTAAAATTTGTAAATTCTCTAAACGATTGTCTGTTTTGTCTCCGTTGATGTGATGGATGTCATAATTTTCTGGCATTTCCCCATTGTGAAAACACCAAACATCACGATGCATTGAAGAGCGAACACCATCCGTGCAGGCTAAATATCCATTATTTCTTAATGTATATTTTTTCCCATTAAAAACCATGAATGGCAAAAGTGCCTTTGATCGAAGTTGCATTCCTGCTCTTTTGAATCTCTGGAATACGGTTTGCCTTGATACTTGAAACGCTTTTCCAACTTTGGAAATACTATATCCCTTTAGATATAGATTATACATTTCGTTTGTGGTTTGAATGTCTGGTATGCAGCTCATGCAATAAGCCTACAAAACAATTGTCATTTGTCAATCGTTTTTCTGGTTTATTGTTTAACAATAGTGAGCGTGATGTAGTCCTTGATGAACTCTTCAGCGGTGTCTTGATCTGAGATTACTTTTAATTTCATCTTATCAATACCTCCGTCTTTCCGATAAATTGTGACATCGTTACCTGCGATCTTAACCTCGCAGCCAAGGTGAATGAATGTGTGTTTCATGGAAATCAGATATTGACACGCCACTACATTTAGTGCAAGATATATTTCGCATGAACGCACAACAACGCATAGCACAAGTAGAGTCAGATATACTCTACCGCAAAGTCGGGAAGCGATATATCCCAGTCAATGACCCTAACGCATACCATGGCCTTGATGAAGGATATTGGCTCGTCAAGGTATCACCAGGCTGCACAAGCGTCCGGCAATGTGTATATCCAGACCGGGCTGAAATCCAAGCTGCCGCGCACAAGAAGCAAGACAAGCTAATGGAGATCGTCCGCAAGGCAGGCGAGGCAAGACCACAGAAGATTAAGCTAACTAAGGAGGAGCATAAGGACTGGGAGGCATTCATCAAGAAACATGGGGCCAATTTCAGCATCCTCTGCTACCCATCACTCCAAGAAGTAACCGAAAAAATCATCGATGAACTACTTAAAAAGGACTAATATGGAAGACATGCCAGAATATGTGGGAGACTTCACCATTCGTAGCGTTGCTCGCTCAGAAGATGTCCCGCTGGAAGTTGATCGTAGTCTTCTTGCTCAATGTGAGATGGACTCACTTAGGGCTGAAATTAGGTCGCTGGTATATAACCTATCGCTTGCAGAGGGGGAGATTGCAAGGTTGCGAGATATGGTTGAGAATCCCAATGCATACCCAAAGTTCCTTGGCTTCCCATTCCGGTATCTTGACGAGTCCGACGATGATTGTAGGAGGTTTACTTACCAAGTGTTCTATTGCGGACACTGGAGGGATGTTGGCACTTGCTCTCTATCGTTCAACCGAGAGGAAGCGATTGCAGAGATTATCAAAATGATCCATAGGGAGGGCGCGAAATGAAAATTGAAATAGTTAAAGGTGGCGATACCCCTGTAACGCAGTTTTTTTCCTCATCCAGCACACCGGATACCGATGAGCTTTACAATTCCCTATTGGCAGAAAACCCAGGTAACTATATTTATCTGGAGGTGATGCTTCAGCATACCCGCGAACTGGAACGGGAGCGCAATGAACTCATTGGAGTAATCAAGTCTCTACGCAAGAACGCAAGAGAGGACTCTGCTCGCATAGACGAACTGGAGAAGGCATTGTCTTATGGTAAGGGAGGTAAAACACTTCTATCTAAATTCTTGAATGCAGTAAAAGAACGGGGTGAATTGCGAGAAGATGCGAAGTTATTGATTGAATTACTTGTGCGTCAAATTGAACGCCCAGCATACTCGGTGCAAGAAGCCGTTGAGAAAATGATTCTAATGGACGATGCAAAGAAATTCATAAATGAAGTGTAAGGAATGTGGTAAGGATACGAAGGTTAGAGACACTCGCGTTCTAACAACTAAAGACAATATTTGTTTTGTCCGGCGCGTTAGGTACTGTTGCAAACAAGCAATCACTCACGAAGTCTATGTTGAAGATAGTCCAATACCGGACATTTACAGGATGAAAAGAATTCGTAAACCTACCCCTAAAAAAACAAAGCCCAAAAACAAAAACCAATGGTTAAAAAACATAATGTTAAAGCTGGACTCGTAGGATGGATTTGATTCCATTCATTGGCCTTGAGAATGGGGAGATGAAAGTATTCGTCTCTCCATTCAAGCTAAACAAATTAGGAGATATGCACATGAGGGGAAAAGAATTCCCAAAGTGCGTTCATTCGCTAATCGAGAATAGCGAATGCCTTGAAACTCTTAAAAGTATGGAACGCTATTATGCCCCTGTTAAGAAGAAGTAGGATGAACAAGGTGTCAACAAGACACTCTAAAGAACTCGTTAAGTATTCTCAGGCAAGGAAGGAACACTTTGCGCTAAACCCATACTGTGAGATTTGTGGCTGCGATGCTACAGACATTCACCATATGGCGAAACGGGGAAAGAACTTATGCAACAAGGATACATTCCTGTCACTTTGCCGTATCTGTCATACCAAATGCCATGACAATCCAGCTTGGGCCAAGGAAAAAGGATACACACTATGACCCAGAAAGAACTAATGCTTGCCTTCCCAAACGCCTCACAATCATTTTTACAAGCCAATGCAACTAAAACTCACAGTCCTATACAGAACCCCATCCCTAAACAAAACCATGCGCCAGCACTGGGCAGTTCAATACAAAGAAAAGAAGTTAGCCTGGGACGCGCTGTTGGACGCATTGAAGTCCGCTTCACTCTGTTCCGAGTCCGGTGTCTTGATCCAGACAACGCCGCAGCCTCAACAAAGAATCTACTCGATGGCTTGCGACACGCTAAACTCCTACCTGAAGACAACCCATGGACAATCAAGCTCCAAGTCGAACAAGAAAAAGTCAAAGGATTCGACAACGAGAAAACAGAAATAGAAATTAATTATCCAATTGACTATTGGGAAACAATAAAATAACTTGAACTTGCTGGGCTTGTGTTGCCTAGCTTGTGTGTTCATTGGTGGGGGAGGGGAGAAATCTCCTCCCCCTTCATTTTTTTAACCTAAAGAATCCAACTTTTCTTACAATGCCATCAATAAGAACATAAATGTTTTTATGCTCTGCACCAAGTCTATCCATTGTAGCTTTGGCTGCACACCGCCCTTTATTTAATTTGGATGCAATCTCTGGAATAGATATCCATCCTTCTTCTCGTAGTTCTTCAATTGCTCTCGCCTTGTTTTGATTAAAAAAATCAGACCAGGCTGAATTTATAGCGGCAACATCCACGGGTTTCCCCTTTTTCGTTCGCATATATTTACTGTTATTTGTGTGTCTGTGTAATATCCGTAACCAAATCCTTGTGTCCACGCCAGAGTTTGCCTCTTTGCTTTCGCGTAATCGGCGTTAAAACGCATTAGCATACCAACGGAGTATCCGGTAGCCCCATTCAATGTTCTGGCTTGTTCTATGCCGGTTCTGTGAATATGTCCCATGACGCAAGTTCCAAATGTCTCTGCGTGATCCCTGATGGCGGCTACATTATACATGAATCCGTGGATAAATTTTGTGCCTCCGATAATTGGGTGAGAATGCATATCATATGGATATGTCCGAGCCTTGAGTAATTTAGCTGTCTTCTCGATCTCTTGGATAACCAGTGTTGAGGCATGAGCAGCAAGGGCATTCGGTGAGTTAGCCAACCGGAACAATCTATCCTCATGGTTTCCATAAAGAATGTGATTTGGACGAAACTCTTGTAGGAAATCAACACCCGCAGAAAGGTCTTCCGCTACTGATGCCGCACGATCTGCTGCATTTGGGTCATTCATTGCTCCAGAACGGGCCGCTGCTGCGTCAATAAAGTCTCCGAGATGGATGGTAGTATTTGGCTTAAAACTCTCCTTAAATCGAAGTACAGCGTCTCTGGCCTCTGGGTCAAGGTGATCTCCATGAGAACAACTAACAGCCATCCACTTCTTCCACTGTTTATTTATTGTTGCCATTTTCTTCTGTGAGTTGAATCTTCGGACACGGGAAGTCATCCTGGCTCCACATTGGCTCTCCGTTTTCCTTTAGATGCGGGAAGTGACGAAGGCATCTGTATGCTCTCTCTTTCAGTTCAGATACTTTTTTAGGTCGAGTGTCTGTATACAAAAGATCACGCAGGAACTTCTGTGTTTTAACCAGTGAATTTAGTTGTTCGTAACGTAAGCTCATTTTTGTAATAGTTCTTTAGGGAATTTGTCTAACAACTGAACAAGGGCTTTTTCTCCAACAATAATAGCATCCTCGTTGAGTTGAGGAAATACAGCATGAAGTACTTCGTGTATTGCAGTACCAAGAACCATGTCTGGGTCTGGTGTTACAAATATCTTTTTGTCTTCAGATACACAAAGTCCAATGTCATCTTCTTCAACTCCAATGTAATCGTTTGGCGTTGGTTTCTTAAAAAGAATCTTCCATTTCACTCCATCAATTTTAATGAAGATGTGTTTCATGCTGTTGGGATACTAACAATAAATGTGAACAAGTCAAAAATAATTTTAATGTGCTTGCTTAAACTATTGGTTTGTCACCATTTAGTTTTATCAGACCAATATGCAGCAGACATTTTTCCTTTAGCGATATTCTTTGAATGGCGAGCCTTGAATGATGCCCTACGCTTACGATCAGCCTCAGACTCACCCTCGCGTTTAGGAGAGCCGGATACATTCTGTTGTCCAAATCGAATTGTTTTAACTTTTGACCCTTCTTTAGCAAGCACAACATGGCTTTTCGTTGGATGACCTGGTGTCCGTTTAGGTTTATTCACACCGGACACACCAAGCCGTTTCATCGCTGATTTGGTTGCATCACTCATATTAAAATCCCGCTTTCTTTTGTAGAGCTTTAGACCATTCGATTTGTTGTTTTGTTGGAGATACGCTACTATCTCCAGTTAGAATCCTTGCAGCTATTGTTCGTCTCATTTCTTCTGGATTATTTGCATATTCTGTGTTTTCAAAAAACTTAGATTGCTCATCACTAACATCAAAGTCTGGAGTCATTTTATTTTGACGCATATAAATTCGATATGCTTCATTCCTTCTTACTGCATCTTGCTCTTGCTTTGAAAGTTTACTATATGGATTCATTACAATCTTGTCATCTTCAGCGGCCATCCCTGCAACCTCTGGCCTTGATTTGAAGAACTTGTCTTCACCTTCATACGGAACACGCTCTTCGTATGGAAGAGTATTTGCCTTTGGTTTTTCATTGTAGAATTCTGCCTGTTGATTGTGTAGTGATTCAGCATATTTGTCTGCTGATGTTCTATCTTTAAAAATCCCAAGATGCTTTTTGTTTTTCATAGCGTAAGCCATAGCATCCTTTGGATTCATTACAGTCCCGTCATCAGAAATTGTTGGGATTAATATTACTCCTCTATCAGTATCAAAGCTTACAGATTTAACTGTGCTAATACTTCCATCTGGATTTTTTACAACTGGTCTATTAAGCAAATCAATGTTTCCGGCTTCTATGATTCCTTCAATTGTATCACTCATTTGTAAATGCCTCCCTAATGATCTGCTTCACATGAGCAATCTGCCTTGCCTTCAAGCACCGCCTTAGTATCTCTTTTAGCTTTAGGTTCTCTTTGTGTAGGTAGAGAACATCCCCATCCAGCTTTTCTTTTTGTTCGCTCACAAGTATTATTTAATAGGCTTTGGGCGCTCTTTCATATTCCAGTCATACCATTCCTTGAATCCGCCCTTTACCTTATCCCAAATGCCCTCTTCGCTCTTTGGTTTCTTTTTAAACTCGTATGCTTTCTTTAGTGAATTTTTTTCCATATATTTGTTAGTTGTTAAGAGATAAATGTATTACTAAAATAGAACGCTTTTGTCCATCTGTTTTGAAGACCTGCCCAGAACTGTTTTCTTGCTCCAACGGGAGGTGCTATACGGAGTTCATATGTTTCCCTTGCCTTACGCAGCCTCTCCAATAGTTCTACTGGAGTTCTTTTCCCCATAGCCGCCTGAGTAATTGGCCCCCACTTGCCATCGTCTGGAACACCCAATGCAATTTGCAAGATACGCAATGCACCTTTAGGCCCACGATTGAAGGCTGTGTCACGAAGAAATGCCTCAACAGCAGGGTTGCGAGTCCAGTTGGTAACTACATTCGTGTAGTCTAATAGATATGCCTTGGCATATTCCTCTGCTTCAAAATGCTTACCCTCTTGAATAAGGTTCTTCAACTTCCTCGCAGCTTCTGGATGATAGCGATCATTGATTCCGGCAACCTCATACGATCCACCACCATCAGCGGCAGGCAGATCATAGACCTTGAGGTTTCCTTGTTTGTCCCTACGGGCTTCTGAATCCAAGATGAACCCAGCCATGTCAATTCTTTTAGGCATAATTAAAAGTCAGCAGAACCCTTGATCTCTCCCTTGAGCGGGAACAGCACAACACTACACCTGAGGCTATCAATAAGCCGGACAAGGAATGAGCGTTGATCTACAATCTCGGTAAACTTGATAGGGTTCTCATACCAAACATTAGATGGATACATCTGACCATATGAGCATGCAGTCATTACCAAAAGCAAACCGAATATCTTATTTCTCGCAGGCTTTGCTTTACGCACTTCTGCGTTCGGATTGAATGATCCCCCTGGTTTTGTCCTGCGAAGCGTCTTACGGGCCTTCACGCGCCCGTAAACAGCAAGTCCTGCGCCTGCCGTCTCCATCGCAATAGTAACAATGTCCGTAAGCTCCTCGTTAATGATATCAACATTAAACCATTTCAAGACTTGAGCGAGCAGCATAACAACGATTCCAATGATCGTCCTACTCTGCCACCATGGCTTGTCTCCGTTCATTTTCCGATACGGGAAAGAGCCAGCTCAATTGCAAGGTTTACTGCCCGTGTAGACGCATCCATACCCTCTTTAAGTGCGGCTTGCTTGATTCTTTCTCCGGCAATCTTACGCTTCTCGTCCCCGCTTGCAGAAGAGTCTGCCAAAGAAGATACAACCTCAACGGCAATTGGAAGCAACGCCTTTAAAATATTCGCAGTACTATCTTTCAAGATTGGAATAATAAACTCCAATACAGATTTAGATGCTCCGGTAAGTAGTGATAGTGCTTTTAGTAGTAGTGTTTTCATATTAAAATTATCCTACAATAAAGTAAATTGTATTAGGGTCTTTAGGGCTAATCGCATTGTATTGCGCTTGCGTAATAGCGCGAATAACATTAATTGGGGTAGCGTCAGATGGAACACCAACAATAGCATTAGAAGTTCCAGGGCCAGTAGCTCCTGTTGCACCAATAGCAGATGCATTAGCTACAGAGTTCCAGGCGTAACCATTCCATTTCCACGTCTTCCCGCCGGATGAAAATTGCTCCCCAATAGTTGTTGGTATTGGAAATGTGATAGGCATATTAGTTTTTATTCTTGTTCCAGTTTCTGATAATAACAATAAGTGATGCTATGCCAACTACAATACCAATGCAAAGAGAACCCATGCGGAGCCATTGTTCAATTTCTGGCAAGAAAGAAATTCCCACAGATGTTGCTGTTGCAAATATTCCTGCCATACCTGCGTTAAATGAGGTTGTGTCCATTATGAGTTAATTAAAGATAGTTTTGCTTCAGCCTCGGAATCAAACCAATACCACCCATC